GTTTCATTTAACTCGCCCTTCGTTATAAGCCGCAAGAATTTCGTCTTGCAATGCCATGTAACGATCTGGGTCTGTCATTCTCAGTTTGATAAGGTCAGCTCTTCGATAAATCTTTCTAGTGCTTTCTCCGCTACCGCCTGTATCGACTGCTGCGGCACGCAATGCTGTATCTTGAGTTTTAGCCTGTGCTTCTGCTGCTTGCGTCTTCTTCTCATTAGACTGAGTGCCTTTAATCGCCTTGTAGGTGCTTAAAAGTTCATCAGCCGAGTTAAAGTCAAATTCAGCATCGGCTTTAGTAAACAAATCTATACGAATTGGACTTGCTTTAATCCATTCATGGAATTCAGCGTTTTGTGCTATATCCACAAAGTCGGGATGCTTAGACTGCAGTTTCTGTGCAGTTTGCATTCTCTTAAATTCGAGTGCGTTTTGTTTAGCTTCAAGTACTGCAGGGTGCTGATCAACGGTCTTTAAGACAGCTTGCTTTGGGTCAGCAAAGAAATCTTCTTCTGGAACTGTTTCAGCTGGCTTTAACTGTTGCTTAGATTCGAGTTGTTGCTTGAGTAACTGATCTGCTAGACTTCGTACCTCATGAACCTCGTTTGCTTGACGACCGATTAGCTTCTCAGCTTCTTGGTGCATCTTTGCAATTTCTAACGCAGATTTACCTCGGTACTTCTCTGGTAATTCTTCCGTTGGTTCTTTTGTGTCAACCCCTTCAGGTTGTGCTGCTATTTGTTCAGCAGCGTCTTGGGTTGTAACATCTGATACTACTTCTTGCTCAGTACTTTCAAACAGTTCTTCTTGTTCAACAAAATTTGCAGCCATAATAATGCTCCCGTCACAAAGTGATTGTAGGATTTATAAAATAACAGAGGTGCTAATGCAGTATCTCTATCACGAATTGAGCTTACGCTCTCTAAGGCGTTTTTCTTCACGCTGTTTAGCCCATCTTGCTGTTGCTTGCGGATGATCGCCAGAAACAGGATCGAGGCTAATACGAGGTGCAGAAATCTGCCTGTGTGCGTCTTTACCGCACAACCAACAAGGGACTTTGGCTACCTCATAACTAACCAAGTTTTCTTGAAGGTGTCCCTCTTCACAGAGGAATTCAAATAATCTACGAGGCATCCTGAGCGTCTCCCGACGAGTCTAACTGCAATGCTTCGTAAGCCTGTTCTGAACTTTCTTTCAAAGATAGCACCCACTGAAGGATGTCTAATTGTCCTTTACGAAAGAACAGATCAATTTCGTTTTGAATCGGAGCTACTTTATTCACCGCATCGAATATTCCTTGAACATCCTCAATGAATTGTTTCCACCCAACCGTAGTCATAGTGGAAAATCGCTCTTCATAGTACTTTTCTAATTGTTTGTCCACAGTTTTCTCCTTTATTGGGAACTGTGTTGCTCGTAAACAACACTATGCTAATACTACCACAACTTTAGTGTTTTGTCAAGCACTTTTTGATTGTTTTTGCAACATTTGTAGCGATGCAATACGCTCGTTGCTCTTAATATCCTCTTCTTTAAGGGCTAGTTCAGCAATCTTAGCTCTTTGAGCGAACTCTCCATTGGTATCTTGACCACGAATGTTCTGCGACAAGCCAGAAACGATCTTAGCTTGGGTTTCTTGAGGCATTAACTGAGCAGAAACCACATCTTTCTGAGCTGCAGCATTGTTTCTAGTCGTTTCGGACTGAATCTTAGCGATTTCAGCCTGTGCAGCAGCGGTTTGAAGCTGTGTTTGAGCCTGTTGTAGGGCTTGTTGCTCTGGGCTAGGCTGCGTCATCTGCTCTAGTTGCTGGATCATCTCAGCACGATTTGGCAAGCTAGAAGAGCTAATGATACCTTTGAGGATCATTGGCAGTACTGGAGTGTCAGGACCGAGAGTTTGTAGCAATGCGATGAGCTGCTGTTGTTCGTATTCACGGGCAATGATACCTAATGTAGCCATTGGGATAAACTTGTAATCAGAAGCAGGATAACGCTCAGGGTCAAACTGCATAAAGCGATAAGCAGCTTTACGAATCAATGGAACTAAGAAGTCCTCTTGGAAGTTTGTTAAGGTACGCTTGTACTTCTTAACGATACCAGCAACCGACATTGACATCTGAGCTGCACCGTCACGGGTAAACTGTGTTGGCTGCCCAGCAGCATCGGTTGTTCCTGTAGCCTGAAGAAGCATTCTTTCAAAGTTCTGGCTAATCGCTAAGTTACCTTGATCGGTAGTTCCGAACTTGAATGGGAATAGGATCTCTGCTGGATTACCATTGGTGAGGATTGCTTTGCCGGGTTTGACTTCAAACTTAGCGCCACGAGGTAATCGTGTAGCATCCATTGCAATCATTGGCGATGTGGTGAGAGCTAGGCTGTCAAGGTGTGAACGCAATTGAGCGTCAATACCTTTTTGCATATTGTAAGCCTTCTCGACTGTGCCACGACCCCAGAAGCGATTTGGTACTGTATCATCCTGATATGCTACAACAGGACGATCTTTCATCATGTAAGGCGTTTTCTCCGCTTTAAGGAGTAGGTCGCCATTAGCAATAACAACGATGGCTTCGACGAGGTCGCTATACTGATCCGCAGTGCTATCCTCCGGAAATAAGTCAACAACTTCTTCACCTTCTTTGTTCTCCAATTGTTCAATGTATTCACGAGGAACTAAACCGTAATACTTCATGAGAAGTACTTTGTCGTCTCTAAACTGTACGTCTTCCTGTGTTGGCTCAAGATCATCGTCTTGTCCGTAGGGCTGAATGTCTACCTTACGATAGATACCCTTCTCGATACCAGAGACAATCTGGTGAATCGACACATAAGACTCGATAGCAACTCCCATTGCCTCATCCACAGTTGTGGCGTTAGGATCAATGAGGAAGTTCTTTGGATTGATGGGATTTAGCTTGACGCAGGTATATTCCTTCTCCATCACTCCGTAGGCGGCGGTACCGTCTGCCATTGGCATTGTCTGAGGATACATCTCAGTCTTCTTCGAGACTGTTAACTCACCAATACCAGTACCGTAAATCTCAGCTAACAACTCAACCTGAGTGATAGCCTTCTTAATGTTCTCTTTCTCTAGGTCTTCTTTGAGTTGGAGTTTAAGGATTTCCACATCGATAAGCTGTTGATCGGCAACATCATCAGCGATGTCAAACCATTCACCGTTTCCGAATACTGCTTCGCAAATCTCTGCGTGTCTTGTTTCCACAGCCTGTTGAGTCGCTGGGGAGATAATACGGCTGCGCTCAGATTCTCTAGTACGGTCTTCTGCAGCCCACTTGCCTCTAAAAATTCTTTCATACTCTTTCCAATCTTCTAAATAGTTTGTATCTCTGTGGTCTCTCCACCGATCACAGTGAGAGACAACGAACTCGACAATCTCTTTGTCTGATTCGGTTGGTTGCTCGAACTCGTTTTGTCCTAGTTCGTCTTTTTCAAATTCAGCCATGATTTTCCTTTAATAGCCAGAAATAACATCGAGTACTTCATAATCATCTTCATCATAGTCCTGTTGATAACTGGTCAGGGACATCTGATCGACATACGCTAATGCGTCCACAAGGTCATCATGGACATTAGCGGTAGGAAACTGGAGTAACTGATCTACAAACTCTTTCCAGTCTTCATCTTCGTTAAGGGTAATCCTGCCGTGTTCAAACCTACCCTGTAACGCCCAAGCTACTCGCTCAGTCTTTTTCTTGTTGCCGTGCGTCAAATCTGTGATGTGAAAGTAAGTATTGTTCTTCCTCATCAAATCGTTTAAGTAGGGATGCACCGCATTCTTTAGCGCCCCTCTTTCGATTCCTACAGCCATCGGTTTGTATTCTTGTACAAGTCTAAGTATCTTTCCCGCTGTCTCTTTAATATCCCAACGACCATGTACAATCTTCTCAACGAACCAATCTCCAGTGTCTTCTACTTTTACAATTGCAATAGCGGATTCGTCTAACCGTTTCTTAGAAGCGCCTGCATTCTTAGCAACCTCTTCAAAACCGGCAAGGTCGATAGCGATGATGTAGTCGCCATACTGCGGAGCTTCGCCATACTTAATCCACTCTTCTTTGAATATCTCCTGACCGGCATTGTCAAAAGAAGCCTCATACTCTTGTTTGAACGCAAACGATGAGAGTGTTTTCTTCGCTGCGTCCACCTCTTTCGGGTCAATCGTCTCATTGTCTTTAGTGGTAAAGTGCCATGCTTTCCATTCTTCGTCTTCTTCTGCAAAACCTAGTTTATACATATCGTAAAACCAGTTACGCCCTGACGGAGTGGAGATGAACATAGCCTCTCCCTTGTTATCCGACAGAGAAGCACGAACAATCTTCTCCCAAGTCTCCTGCTTAATAAACGCACATTCGTCGAGGACTGCGTAATACAGACTCAAACCACGAAGCGTATCACTGTTATCTGCTCCACGAACATGAATCTTACGACCATTCACCAAGGTGATGTCCAGATTGTTAATGTGAGCAGACTTAATAACAGGTCTACCAATCTCTAGGAGGCTGTCCCAGATGATTTGTCTGGACTGTCCTAGGGTAGGGGACACATACAATACAGCACTCCCTTCGGGAGCCTCTAATGCCTTTATAATGAGCATCATGGTTGCAAGTCTGCTTTTGCCACACCGCCGTCCAGCTGCTATTACTTTAAAGCGAGTCTTATCCTTAAAGACTTCAGTTTGCCAACGCAACAACTTAAAGTCAAGCGTTGTCATCTTCTTCCTCTACAGCGCCCATGTCCACGACATCAGCAGTTATTTCTGGTTGTGTTAGCGATGTAATATTGATACTGATCTGTGGAGTGGTTCCACCGTTCTTTGCTGCATCGAATACCGACACCGGTAATATTCTATCGACACATAGCTTCAGTGCCGCCATGTTATCCTTATCGTCAGGGTTCAATGCTTTAGCGATAAGTGTTTCAATTATTTTATCTCCGGAAGTGCCTAGCAACCTTGCTTTGAATTCAGCAATTCGTGCAGAGTCTCCGGCAGGTCTTCCGACCTTACCCCTATTACCCTTCTTCTTCGCCTCGATGTCCTTCTTTAGGGGACGACCTAACTTACGACGTTGTATCTTAGGTCTAGGCGGTTTAGTATCGACAACATCAGTTGTTACTTCTAATTCGTTTAACAAGTCTTTATCCTTTTTGGAGACGTTGCGTACTATATAGGATTTACGCTATCGGAGAGGTTTCTATAGGAGAAGAATATTAATCATCCTATATCGCTATCGGATATCCCTAACATCCGACATAGTACTATACTGCGAACTATAGCATACTTTTCTTAATTTGTCAAGTACTTTATTACTTTTCTTTACTTCATAGTCCATCCTGTGCGGAACTTCATAGTCTTGATTGGTCTCCGCAACCTATCCGACATAGTCCCTACGGTGCGCTGATTCCGTCTACGACTGTGTCCCTTTATTGCCTACTCTGTCCCTATTTATTATTGGTAATACAATCAACAACTTACATTGCAGTGCAATATAGTCCTTTTTTACTATTTTGTATACAGTAGCGGCTCCGACAACATCACACAACACAGCCAACCCCTCCCCCCCTATGTTGTTTTTATACAACACATTAGCGATAGTGTTGTTTCTACGCAACAGTCTAGCACTCAACAGGTGAGACTGCTAACAATAGAGTAAAACTATCGGGCTGTATGAGGGGCTATGATGCACCTATATAGTGCAACCTAGTAAACCAATGCACCGTTATAGTGAACCAGGACAATAGCCTAAGACTATCAATTTCGGGGCCCTTATAGTTAAATACAATCAATAACTTAGGGTTTATCCTATGTTGACAACCGTAATATTAATAGATAATTGGTGCTGTAGTACCCATTTATATTAAATACGAAAGGCATCAAAATGAAAGTACTTAGCGCTAGTAGTCAAGTTAACGGTTCACAATTAATTGCATGTTATGTATTCACTAATGGATATACAGCGGAGCAGTGGCAAAACGCTAATCCATACAGCGGCGCATGCTTGCTCGTTTACACGCCTAAGGGCTTTTTTGCCTCTGATACAGTAAAAGAGAAGGCATTAAAAGCAATTAATAAATTCCATTCTAAATAAGGGGATCACCATGTTATCTTTTACAGCGACAATTAAAACCAATAACGGTACCTATGAAATTGATCAAAAAAACGAAGTATTATTTTGCGTAATGCATAATAGCGGCGGCGTATATTTTAGTAGCATTCCAGAAACATTAAACTGGATACAATGGCATTCACAATCACATGAATTCACGCAAAAAGAGCGGGATTTAATGGGTTTAATGCAGCAGGCGGACGATATCGCTCAGCAGCTGCTCGAAGGCACCAGCAATAAGCAAGGGTATTACGATACTATTCACCCGCTTGCGGGTACTGTTAAACAACTGGCATGGGTAATTGATGAAATGCTAGAGCGGATGCAATTAGTCAAATAAACCATTAATCACTAATCAGGGAGCTAAAATCATGAGCGCATTAATCTATCAACAAATAACCGATAAAATCATTGCTGAGCTAGAATCCGGCAATATTCCAAGCTGGGTTAAGAATTGGAGCGGCGAAGCCGGTAGCGATTGTAATGTTATTAGCAAGAAAACCTACAGCGGCATTAATACAATTATTCTAGGAATGAGCGGGTTTAAGTCACCGTACTGGGGCACTTATAAACAGTGGATTAGCATTGGCGCACAAGTAAGCAAGGGATCGAAGGGTACACAAATAATATTCTATTCACCGGTAGAGAAGGGTACTAAGATTACCGAAGCCGGCGAAGTTAAGGAATACAGCTATATTCTAAAATCCTATACTGTATTTAATGCCGATCAGGTAAGCGGCTTTGAAGCGCCGGCATTACCAGTACCGAAGGTTTTTAATGATGTCGCAAGTATTGAAGCGCTAACGGTTAAGAGCGGCGCTAAGTTACAATTTGGCGGGGATCGTGCCTATTATTCACCGTCGCAGGATTACGTCGCAATGCCGCATAAAACCCAATTTAATAGCGAAGCGAGCTATTACGCTACATTGTTACATGAGTTATCGCATTGGAGCGGGCATAAATCAAGATTAGATCGTGATCTATCCGGTAGATTTGGTAATGAAGCATACGCCGCCGAAGAGCTAATTGCTGAGTTAAGCGCCGCATTCTTATGCGCTCGGTTTAGTATTACCGGTGAATTACGCCATTCAAGTTATATTGCTTCATGGTTACGGGTATTAAAAAACGATAATAAAGCAATATTTAAAGCGGCGGCATTAGCGCAAAAATCCGCTGATTACTTAGCGGGGTTTGCCGGTGAAATGGTAAGCGAAGAGATTGAAGAGCTAGAAACAGCATAGTAAGGGTTTATCCTAGTATTGCTTAATTGTGATACTAGGATTATTCTATATTTCAGTATCCTAAAATTGGAGGGTTTAAAATGTTAGTACTTAAAACAGCTGTAAACGATGTAATAATAATGGTTACTTTTAAAAGAGGCGAATATCAGGTAAGTAAAACCATTGGAGGGGATTGTACTTTTATAAATACAATGGATAAAAATAGGGCTATAGAATTAACTAATCAATTTATTAATGACGCTAAGGGGCTAAAATGAGCTATATATCTGATAGTATTATTGACAATGCAATAGAATTAATTATTAATACCCGGGATTTTTGCGGGAATGAAAAGCAAGCAATAAAGGATTATTGCGCCGATGAAAATATAAGCAATTGGCAAAAGGTTTATCGTATCGCTAATTTTAGGGCTAATGCTCAGTGGAATGAATATAAAAAGCAAGCCGGCGTTAACCCTAAATATTGTTTTTAGTATTATACTTAATTAGCGGTATCCTAAAATTGGAGGTTTTAAAATGAGTAACTATAAATTATTAAATGTAGATAGCAATGCGAAAACCGTTAAGGGTCAAAAAGAGGGTTTTCTTACCGGCGTGTTATATCTAGCGCCATATAAGTTAAGCGGGTTTAATACTTGCGCCATGGCGGATATTGCACAATGCGCTCATGCTTGCTTAAATACAGCGGGACGGGCAGGCATTATTAAAACCGGTGAGAGTACTAACCCAATACAGCAAGCTAGAATAAGAAAAACTAAGCAATTCTACAATGAGCGCAATGCTTTTATGCTTACATTAGTTAAGGATATCGAAAAGCTAATTAAGCAAGCTAAGCGGGACGGTTTTATTCCATTGGTACGATTAAACGGTACCAGTGATATTAAATGGGAAAATATAACATTTGACTATGAATTTATGTATGGGAAAATCCGTACTATAACTATTTTCGATTTATTCCCCGAGATACAATTTTATGATTACACTAAGATACCCAATAGAAAATCATTACCTAAAAATTACGATTTAACATTTAGCTATAGCGGCGTATCGGCGTATCAAAAATACGCAATGCAAGCTATAAAATCCGGTATGAGATTAGCTGTAGTTTTTCGCTTACAAGATAAAATCCCGTCGCATTATTTGGGTTTGCCTTGTGTTGACGGTGACAATACGGATATCCGGCATTTAGATCCTAAGCGCTCCATTGTCGCATTGTATGCTAAGGGTAAGGCAAAAAAGGATTACAGCGGGTTTGTTATCGATATTAAACCGGTTTAAGTATTAACCTATAGGCGCTTATCTTAGGCGCTTATGGGATTAGTATTTTGCTAATCATTACCTATTATTGGGAGGCGTTATATCATGCGAAAATTAACACTAAACTATTATCAAGATCCGGGGCATGGCTGGGTTAAATGCTCTATCGGTTTGCTGTATGGATTAGGTATAAGCGATAAGATAACCCGCTATTCATACCGGCGGGATGATTATGTATATCTAGAAGAGGATTGTGATTTAAGTACACTATTAAATGCTTGCGACAATGCCGGGATAGAATTAAAACTAAAACAATTTCATACCAATAAGACTAGTAAGATTAGGTCCTATAATAATTATCGTCAACCATTGGAGGGTTTAAACCATGATTAAGTCATTACTATTAACCGGGGTTTGCTTATATACTTGTGTAACTGCTGTTTATGTTATTGTTTTCTATCTATGAAAAGGGTTTATTAATATGAAAAAATCTACAATTTACAATTGTTTAATGGAACAATCCAGCGAATGGATTAAATCATCGTTGAAAAATCCTAGTAAACATATGCCAAAAAGTGTAATTTTGCTGCATTGGTTAGTATTAAAAAAACGGGGTTTATTATGAGTCTATTACAAGAGATTAAAAAATACGGTTTAGCTGATTGTGACTTTAATAGGGGATTAAAAATGGATAGATTTGATTATTACATGGAATTTATGTCGATGCGCTTAGATGATCCACAATTTAGGCTTATGTATGGAATTAATGATTTTGACAAATGGTATGCTGATTACATGGAAATGCTTAACCAAAAACACGGGGAACCCACTAATGAAAAAGACTAAACTATTGATATTATTAGGCTTTATGTCGATAATGACTAGTGCCTATGCTTGTAAAACTGTTATAATAACCACTCCAACGGGGACTACTGTTTGCTATATCTGTAATGATGGCAAATTAGTCAATTGTGAACCACTATGAAAACTGCACTATTTTGGTGCATAATATACCTTGTTTTAGCGTATGTTATTCACCATGTTATTATAATCGGGTTAAGTATCATCTTAAAATACCCTTAAAACCTCTTAAACGGGGCTATACGGGGTTTTCTTAGGGTAGTTAAGGGGTAGGCTAGGGACTAGGATTTTAACGGCTTAAATCAGGCTAAAAACAGGGTCTATTTTGGCTCGTTAATACCTAAGGCTCATCTACTATGTTTTAATCGAATAGAGAGGGTTTTATGCACTGCACAATATGTGACAAAATGCTTAATGATTATGAGTCAACACGAAAGACACTGGATGGCAAGTATTTGGATATGTGCCAAGATTGCTACACAGGCTTAGACGTGCTGATACCGACAATAGACAGAAAGGATTTATTACACGAGGCGGATATGCCTAGTATGGATGAAATATTTGACGAATACGGGGACTATACAGGCTATAACGACAATGAAGACCTATAACGTATATACAACTTAGTATATGCTTATGTTATATACATAGTTAAAACCTACTATAACGTAATACTATAAAGTGAGGGTATCATAAAATGATTATTTTGTCAATAGCTTTGTGTTGTATTTATGTCGTTGTATTTGCTACGAATGTGTGATATTGTCGAAACTACAAGGAGGATTTATGCATCATAACGAAGAAGCAAGGTATCATTTCACATTGATGGATATGGTCGATCTAATCGGGGATTATGGCTATGATCGTGTAATGGCTGATTTGGATGTCGCTATCGCTGATAAGGTCAATCGCTTAGTTCAACGAGCAGTAGCGGAGGATAATGATGATTGAGAAACTAGAAGCACCTGACGGATATGTCTTTGTTTGTGTGCATTGTGCTAAGGATATCGGCATTGAGTTACCCGAAGATGAGGACATCACGATTACTTTGCCACGCAGTCAATGGCAAGCAATTAACAAGGCTATTGATGTCGCTTGCTCTCAGGGGGAGACAAAATGAACGCCTACGAATTAGCCGATGAACTAGACCGAGTATTGCAAGTAGCGGGGTGTGATAATAGAGTGCCTAGAATGTTACGTCAGCAAGCAGATCGGATAGCGGAATTGGAAAACCAATTAGATAAATGCAGTCATCACGAGGCTATGGCACACCAAGGCGGGTATGAGATTGGGTATGCTGAAGGTTTAAAAAAGGCACCAGAGAAATGAAAGACCTTATCTTCATTGGGGTGTTTGCTTTGGGTTGTTTATGTGGTTGGATTGCTAATCAAGTGCATTTTGAGCACCATGATTGCATTGACTACTCAGGCAAGTATCAGCGATATGAAGCATGGTTAAGCGTTAAGGATGGGATTTATCGTTGTTTTTGGATTGAGAAGGATTACCCACATCGAGTTAGAATACAAGGAGTAATTGATGTGAAGTAATGTAACATAAACGATACATTAAGTGGGGTTATTGTAACAAATACGATACATTAGGAGAAGATGATGAAACCAAGTGATTTAGTAGGGCGCATTACAGAAGCAAATCGGATCAGTGGAACTCGTGCATACGGGGACTGTGAATACAGGGAAGAAGATCCAAGAATGGCAATATGGAAACTTGAAGCAGAATGGATTGTTAAACAACAAAAGGAGAAACAAGATGGATTACTATGATTTTAGTTGTAAGATTGATGACATACAGGGTAAGATGGACTGTTTTGTTGCTTTGCTAGAAACACTAGCGTCAGCAGATTCGGTAGATTTATCTAGCGGTACATTCTGGTTTATTAAGGATACGGTTAAGCGCTATTCTGATGAACTCGAAATTCTATCGCATGAATTAATGGAGAAGCATAGAGAACTAACTGATCAAACTACTTCATTGAAGCCAAAGACAAATGCTAACAAAACAAAGAACAAGTAAATTCTTAAAGCACATCGCTTGCCTGAATTGTGGGTCATCGGATGGTAATGCTTTACATGATGATGGTCATACTTATTGCCATGTATGTCATACTTACACCGATGGCGATGGGGTTATTACCAAGAGAGAAATTAAACCAATGAATAAGGACTTAGAATTCTATGACAATGCTACTTCTAATGCTATCGCTGATCGTAATATTTCTTCGGCTGTTTGCTTAAAATATGGAGTTAAACAAGATGTTAACAAGCATTATTACCCTTACTTTGATAATGATGGCGTGTTATCTGCTATTAAGATTAGGCTCGTCAGCTCTAAAGCATTCTCGATTGCTGGTGAGTTTGGCTCTACGATGCTATTCGGTCAAAACTGTTTCCCTAAAGGCGGTAGATTCCTAACGATATGCGAGGGTGAACTAGACGCTCTATCAGCGTTTCAGATGATGGGCGCTAAGTATCCGGTAATCTCGATTCGTAATGGCGCATCGGCAGCACTCAAGGACTGCAAAGCACAATACGAATACATTGACAGTTTTGAGAATATTGTCTTGTCATTCGATGGCGATGAAGCCGGACAGAAAGCAATGCAGTCTGTTGCTGAGTTATTCGGTGGCAAAGTCAAGATGATGAAGATGCGAACAGGACTCAAAGATGCCTCGGATTATCTCAAGATCAAGGCAGATAAGGAGTTTGTTGACGATTGGTGGAGAGCAGAGCAGTATGTGCCTGATGGCATCATTCAAGGCTCTACGCTGTGGGATGTCGTATCTAAACCGATTGACAAAGCAGAAGTAGATTATCCCTATGCTGGTATCAACAAACTAACCTACGGCATTCGTAAGGGCGAGTTAGTGATGATTACGGCTGGATCAGGCTTAGGCAAATCACAGTTCTTGCGTGAGATTGTGTGGCATATTCTATCTAAGACAGATGACAATATCGGCATGATGTTCTTGGAGGAAGGTGTGCGTAAGACGGCTAGATCGCTGATGTCCCTAGCGGCGAACAAACCGATTCATTTACCTGATGTTGATGTCTCACCGGAGGAGTTAAAAGATGCCTTTGATAGAACACTTGGCACTAACCGCCTTTATCTGTTTGATCATTTTGGAAGTAGCAGTCTTGATAACATTGTTAATCGTGTCCGTTACATGGCAAAAGGACTTAACTGTGGCTACGTGGTCTTGGATCACATTAGTATCATTGTTAGCGGCGGTGATGTGGGCGATGAACGAAAAGCTCTTGATGCGATTATGACACGCTTGCGGATGTTGGTGCAAGAAACAGGGATTAGCCTGTTATGTGTGTCGCACCTGAAACGTCCTGAGAGCAAAGGTCACGAGGAAGGCGCTGTTACATCGCTGGCTCAGTTGCGAGGCTCAGGCTCGATAGCACAGTTATCTGACATTGTGATCGGACTAGAGCGTAACGGACAGGCTACTGACATGATTGAAAGAAACACTACTCATGTTAGGGTTTTAAAGAATCGCTTTAGTGGTTACACTGGCGGTGCTGGTGATTTGTTATACAATCCATCAACAGGCAGAATGTTAGAAATACAGGAAACTATATGAAAGACGATTTACTAGAAAAAGCATTGAAGTACGCAAAGCATGACGACTATGATGTTACTCGTAAAATCA